ATACCTTGTGCTTGTGCATTCTTAACTAGATTGCCTGAACAGATAAAACTCTTACCTGCGCCACTTTCGCCTGCAAATACTGTAACTTTACCTAGCGGAATACCACGTTTAAAGTCTCCGCTAATAAGATAATTTAATGCATAGTTGTTTGTACTGACCCAATCAGTTGGGTCGTTAAAGCCAATACTTAAACCGTCAATAGATTTAGTAATTGACTTTCTAAATTTAGAAATATCAAATGCTTTTGCCATATTAATTGTCCAGGTCCATTGCGTTGTATTCTTTGATTAACGCAATTAATTCTTCTTCTGTGTTGCAGACTGTTTTAGAATTCTTCCAATCTTCTTTTTTGTCTCGTCCACCGATCTCTACCATCCAAGCGTTGTCATAGCGATTGATAGTAATCGATTCATTTACTTTTGATAATTTAGTTAGTTTTGCCATATTTTTCTCCAGAGATATGAAAGAGAGTGCGAGGCTTGCTCGCACTACTCTAGTTTAGTCTTATTACTTTTGACGATTGCGAATCATGGCAAGAATGTCTTGCGCACGACTAGCAGATTCTGTTGAAGCTGCCGGAGCGGCTGCTGGAGCGGCCTTAACTACAGGAGCTGGTTCGTCATCTGCATCTGCAATAGGAGCAGCAACAGCCGTTGGTCTATTAGGATCACCAGTGGCTTGGCTCATGCCTGCTGGTTTAAAATATTGTCCCCAACGTTCCATGTCATAGGCTTCACCATCTACAGAAGCTTCAAACATTTCTTTCATAACTTTAAGTTCAACATCAGTGGGTTTCTTTGGTAAGAATCCGCTGAGATCAAAAAGACCATGTGACTCTACTGCTGCGGTTTCTACATCAGTCAATGAACGCTCACGACGGCTCCACTTTGAAGTAGAGTAGTCAGCAAAACCACCTTTTGATGTCTTGGCAATACGGAAGTCCAGACCTTTCAAGTAGTCTGTTGGCAACTCATCCAATTCTGGATCCATCAATGCTGAACGGATAATAGCATAGATCTGAGGACCGATAATGAATCTACGGATAGGATTGTCTGGAAGTTTATCTTCCTTGAGCGGATCTTCAACAACAAATCCTTGGAAAATGTATGAACGCTTTTTCCAATACTTACGACCCATTTCTTCTAGTGATTTGTCTTTGAACCAACCACGCACTTCCGATAGGATCGGGCATGCTGTGCCGTCGTTATACATTTCCACACAGGGAACCTGTACCTGCACTGCTCTGCTATCTGTTTCACCTTTGATACCTGCGAACGGCAATTTGATCATTGCACGTTCTACCCAGAAAAATGTGTTGTTGGGATTACCGTCAGGTAAGAAACGTACGACAGCTTCTTTGCCTTCTTGCATGTTCCAGTGTGGGTAAATTGCGTTGTCTCCACCGCCGGTGGATTGTCCTGTGGACTTTGATTGTGCTTCTTGAAGTTTCGCACGGATTTCTGATAATGTTGCCATTTTAAATGCCTCCTTGTGTTATGCCTAAAATGTTTATATGCCTTATGCACATGTTTTATTATGCGCTTTTTATTTATCAAGGTCAATGATTATCTGCGTATTTTTTGATATTGTTTTGCCAAAAGAAAGGGCACCGAAGTGCCCGATCTAACTGCGACGAAATCTTTACATTCTAATGCCTTGACTAATGCCTGACAATTCTCTGATACGAGTTAATTCTGACGATTCTTCCTGACCAAGTGTTGAGTCGTCGTAGTTACCGTATCCACTGGTTTTGCTCTCATCGTCGAATCTCCAAGCCATTACATTGACACCATCAATGTATCCGCGAATTTCCATGCCATCATCGCTTTCTTTCTCTTCATCAAAATGATCTGCTTCAAATTGACCGAAGAAGTCTGCAGAGTCGTCGTAAGCCTGGCCATCGTCTGCCTGCAGATCTTCTGAGACCCGAGCTGTCGTTCCGGCAAGTTCTCTAATACGAGACAATTCTGCAATCTGTGGATCTTGCTGTTGTGGTGCCATTCTTTCTACCATTTTACGAGCAACTGATTCTGCCTGTTCACCGAACTTCTTGCCTACCATAGTGCATACGCCTTCTGGGCCTTTGGGGAATGTGCCTGAGTCTCTGTCATAGAAACTATGTAGGAATTCTGCCAATTCTTCAGTATTGAGCCTTTGTTTTCTCTTTTCAAAATCACGTTTGGGCTTGTCGTCTTTGTATTCTACATCTTTCATGGTCAACGGTGGTTGGCCCGATTTCTTGCGGTCAACCGCTGGTCTTTCATAATCTCTTGGATTATCGGAGTCAATGGCTTCCTGCGGTACTGGTTCCTCTGCAGGTACAGCCGCTGCTGCTGGATCAACTGGTGCTGGTTCCGCTTCCGGGGCAGTTTGGTCACCTCCTTGGGCTGCTTCCGGGTCATCCACCATGTCACCAAAATCCAATTGTTCTAATGCTTCAGGTGCGTTGAGCTCGAGCCATTCTTTGACCAATGGTCTCACACATGCATCTGGATCTTCTGCTGCCTGTTCTTTAATTCGTTTGTATAATTCTGGATCTTCAATTAGGCCTTTAAGACTTTCAATGGCATTAGTTCCATCGACGCCTGCTGGGAAGTGTTGTCCTACAAGTTCTTGTAGTCCCTGTAGTGCTGCTGCTTGTTCTTCAGGATCTTCACTGGTCACTGCACTGTCTTCGCCTAGGCCCATGACCCATGATTCAAATTGAGCAAATGGGTCATTGTTTTCTGTTTCAACCGTTAGGTCTTCGTTGTTGATTTCTTCTTGTGTCATAGCGACTATGTCGTCATAGCCTATAGTGCTTCCTTCTTTCATCAGTCTGTATAAGACCGGAAACACATTTGCGATATCTTCTTTGAATGATCTGACCGTGAATTTTTGTTTGAAATCCTCAACTACGTCTTGAGGTATTTCTTCACTATCATAGGCCTGAAAGTTTTCTTTGTATGCCTCATAGTGACTTTGTTTGCTCAATGCCTTGATTTGTTCGCGTAGTCCGTTTAGATATGCAGACGACCGTTCAACTACTGAGTTGGTATCTGAATTCATTAGGTCATTACGCACCACGTAATTACCGAAACTCTTGAGTTGAGCAATCTCTTCGCTCATTTTGGTAATGCTTGCACCCAATTCATCATAGGGCAAACCACCGTTGGCCACATGGCGCTGCATGGCTCTAGCACCAGCTAGATGAATAAAAGGATATTTGAATCTTTCACCGTCTTGATTTTCAACAAACAAGGCACTGATATTTCTAGTTCTAGCACCTGGTTGGGTGTCATCCATCACTGCTTGATTATGTTTAATGATCAAACGTGTGTCCATTAATTTTTGATAGCTCATTGTTTTGCTACCATACATTGAGCTTTCACTCATTATGTTTTCACTCATTCTGCTTTCTCCAACTGGTTTTTGTACCATATTTGTCTGTGGTTTAGGTTGTGCGTTCTGACTAAGGAATTGATAATCTCGTTTGTCAAGATTGTCTTTGGCAATGTCTCTAGTGTCAAAACTTAATAATCTGCGTTTGGCAAATTGACGTAGTTCTTTTAAGAATCCGTACCAATTTGTTTTTTGTCCATCATCCATGCCTTCTGTAATTCCATTGGAAAAATACACTTTCATAGAGTTGGGTTCAGCAAGACTAATACTGACATGTCCTATGGGATTCTGGCCTTCTGTGTAGTCAAAATCAAAGAATCTTGCCTGTTCCGGATTAATAGTGATCTCACCGGTTTCTGCGCCTAGTTTCAGCCCAGCGAAGCGGCTGCGTACCTTGTAGAATAAATCGGTGGCTATGTTGTTTGTTGCGTCCATAAGTATATTTATCAAAGACCCATGCTGACAAAGATCGGCATAGGCATGGATTCATCGGTGATTTTTTCTGTCATTTTATCGTAGATCTGCGGATCCCAATCTGCTAACACATCTGCCATGCGCATGATCAGCAGTGTTGAACTCACAAGGTCATCGTGTTCTCCGCTCTTGGCTTTAAAACCCAGCCCTGAAGCAATATATGTTTTTAGCTCAGATATCAACGGTTTACTGTGTATGGTCATCTTGTGATTTTCGATCATATTTTTTAACTGGCTGCAAGCGGATATCTTACTTCTATGCGTTGTGTTAAATCCTTTACGGAACTTGCGTATGTGTCCTTTGCGGATAGGCTCACTGAGAAACAACCCGTGGAAGTTTTCTTCACCTATGTCGTTGATCACTATGAGGGCAGATTCACCTATGGTATTGTTTTCAACACTGTAATACATGATAGGTGCACCGCCCTGTTCTTCGCCTCGGTCATGTATGTATTTCAGTATTTCTCTCAAGACCCTGACCTGTTGTTGCACAGGAGTGGTGTTATGATGCCATTCTGCTACCTGCACCATTTCAGGCATTTCATAGACCTGTATAGCTCCGTAGTCCCCACCTGTGCCCAAGCTGGGGTCTAGAGCTATTAGATATGTGGCTCTGGGATTGATATCTTTGTACCAACGAGTCTGTCCCATGTTCATCATAGGATCTGAACCTGCAAGTTCAACCAACTTCACAGAGTTAATTAGAGTTTCGTCATAGATCAAGAACTCGCATTCAAACTCTCTACGGAATCTCTCTTCGCCAATCTTGGCACGTTCTAATCTAGCCCACTCTTCATCTCTGTCTGGATGTTCCTTCCAATGTGCAAAGAAGGGAAAGAATCCGTTAACACCTAGTTTGGTTTCATTGCCGAAGTCGTCAAATCGCTTGTTGGCTTCTAGCCAAATCATGGCAAATTGATCTTCGTCCGAGTTGGGTGTTGATGTGATAATTGCTTTACCGCCTGTGGCCAATGTGGGTGATAATGCTGTCCAGAATTCTTTGGCTTTCTCAGGTGGCTGCACAAACGCAAACTCATCACAATAGATCAGCGAAAGAGATTTACCACGGCCTGTGTTTTCAGTTGTGGTAGTTGCTTGTATACGTGATCCATTGTCGTATTCAATGGTGTTTCTGTTGTATGAATACACCCCAGCACGAATAAAGTCGGGTAAATTTTCATAGGCGTATCTATAACGATCCATGATGTCTCGAGCACCTTCATACTTGTGTGCTGCTATCAATACCTGCACATCTGGCATAAACTGTGTATACCACAATAGATATGCCACTGCACATGTGGTCTTGCCCATCTGGCGTGGCAACATGGCTATGCATTCTTTGTTTGTGTGATATGCGTCAATCAACAATTCTTGAAACCCGTAGGGCTCAAATGGTATTGATCCTCTAGTAGGGTGTTGTATCTTGATAAAGTTTTTAGCAAAGTATAGCGGACCGGTTACTGGATCCATACAAGCTTCTAGATGCTTGACTTCGTCGAGATTATAGCGTATCTGTGCATGGGCTTTCTTAATTAGATTGCCGTCTAAGGATTTTGACATATGTTTATTTAATGAAAAAAATAGGCTCCGAAGAGCCTATTTGATTTATTAGTTTATATTAACTGTCTATGGTTTCTGCTGCATCAACAAGGGTTACGGCCACGTCTTTGTAAATGTCCGCAAGTGAGTCGGGCAACGTAACAGTCAAAGATTCTTGTATTTCAGCACCTTGACTGCCATCAAACACTCTCATGCTTTTAACGTGATTGGTTCTGCCAATGGCCTGACCAATTTGATAGCGTAGAGCTTTGGCTGTTGTATCAACTGTAATTGTACCGTCTGTGGTAGCTGTAAATTGGAATGGTGTTCCAATTTCTGCTCTTGTGCCGCCCAATACGCCGTCTGCTGTGCCTGCACCTGCTGCACCTGCACGATCATATCTCACTGTAAAAGTCACTGCTGTTGCCTGGTTGTCTGCCACCGTTGCACCAGCACTGGTAAACTGCACGTCTTGAATCTGTGCATCAGCATATTTTTGTAGATTTTCGATAATGGCTAAGAAACGTTGATGAGCTCTGGCTACACGACGACCAATGGCTAATGTAGTTGGTTTGGTTGTAAATGCACTGTGATCTTGTGGGCATACCGCTCCGTTATCGTTGCCATCTGCTGTAGGATATGTTCCTGCACCACCAGACAATGTGATTACCACTTGATAAAATTCTGGTCTTAGCGACTCAGTTGAAATTTTAAATCCTGACATTATTTTGCTCCTTTAGCTTCTGACAATCTTTGAAGCAGTTCTTCTCGTATACTGGCACGTAGTTGTTCTTTGCTTTCGTAAGCACCAGCTGCCATGGGATTGTCACCGCGATATGGTTTGCCACTGAAGCTTTTCTTAGGCTTGTTTAGATCGTTACCGTCCGGAATAGCAGCGTCAATGCCTGCATATTCTGGCTCTGATCCGTTTAGTGAATTACCAAATGCTTCTTCTTTGTCTTTTTTCTTTTCCATGTCATGATCATCCATGTCATGGTCACCGTCGTCATCTTGATCTAGAGTTTTGATCAAGGGTTTTTCATCTGCGTGATCTTTTTCGTGTGCATCAAGATCTCCGCTGTTATCATAGTCGCTGTCCATGTCTGGCAGCATTTTCAATGGAGGTAGTCCGCCCATAGCGCCTCCCATAGGCTTGTCCATAGGTTCGATGCTGATAGAATTCATCGGTGCTGGCTGATTAATCATGTCTGGATTAACTTTGGTCATCAGCTTCATTAGTTCTTCGATGTTGTCCATGCCTTGTGCATTGAGATTTAAACTCATGCTTGGTGGCGGTGTGTCTGGTTTCTCTGGCATCGATGGCATGCTCATTGGCATAGGTGAGTCACCACAGGCTTCTGTGGCGGGCCTGTCTAATTCCTGCATTTTTGCCATTAGTTCTTGAAAGTTCATAGTTAATTTCCTTTGCGTGGATCTTGTTTGCCAGCGTTTGACATTGGACTCATAGATCCAGCTTTGTCTGTTTTTTGCTTGGGTATTTTATATTCAGCAGCAAATCCATCTTTGGTTCTCTGCTTGGCTGTTTTGCTTAAATCTTTAAGAAACCCTTTGTTAAAATCATCACCAAAATAATCTTTGTGTTTGATTTTTCCTGTGCCTTTGTCTAAATCTTGTTCATCCAACATGGCTTCACCGCTGGGTTCATCGTCCAGCAATACCTGATCTGCTTCTGTAGGCTCGCCACTGTTTCTAACACGGAAACAATCTTCATCAATGCCCATGGCTTTGACATGAGTAGCAATTTCAGGCGGTGTTGTAGGATATTCGCAGATCACTTCATATATAGTAACCTGCATGTTTTCTTTGCCTGGAAAATCTAAGGGCAATTTTTGTATAGGTGTTGTTGACAGCTTTTCAAAGGTCATAACCTTGCAACTGTCCAGGCGTGACTTTAGTGCTTCTTGGAATTTTTCAGGAACATCGCCCGCAACTTTGATCTTAAAGCTGTAAATTTTTTTGTTTTCGACGAGATATTCTTTAAAAGTTTTCATATGAGTATTTATGCTTTTCCGCTTAATTTTTTCAGCAGTTCGTTACGGTCTGTGATCACATAACCCTGCCCATTTATTACGTTGTTGGGATCTACCCCAGCATCGTTGTCTATTTTTAGTTTTTTCAGCTGCAGATCCACAGCTTTGAGTTTCTTTTCTATCTTGTTGCTTTTGGCAGTGATAGCGTTGCCCATCATTGAGCTAGCTACTTCAAATATCCTACCCGAATATCTCACTTCTACATTCATGCCTAGATCCATGAGATCGTCATAGGCCTGTTCTGCTTTTTTGGCAAGATTATCTAGTTCTTGCTCATCAAGATTTTCTAGTTCTTGTATATGTGGCAGTGTTTGCACGATCTTTTGCACTGCTTGATACTGATCATCGAGACTGTTGATTTCTTCATGCACAGGCGGTGGTGGTGCTGCCGGTTCAGCTTGAGATTCTAAATCAAATAGTTCTTCTAATTTTTTCGTCATATCATACTTATCTGTGTTTTAACCCAGTCTCTATATTCTACAGTTTTAAATTCTATATCTTTATTCACATACCAGGTTTCAAAATGACATTCACCTGTCCAAGATTTTCTTCTTCTAGTAGCAAATACGTTATTTACTGCAACTCTGTAGCCTTTACTATCTAAATATTCTTTTGCAGAATTACATGTTTCCAAAAATCCTTTTTCTTCTCGCCAATAATCGTCATGTTCAAAAGTAATACAGTCAAAAACAATACCCTGATCGATTACATTTTTGAGCACCTGCAATGTTAATTCTGGAGGATTAATGTCACAACTCAAATATCCCATTCGATCTTTTAAATTATACTTATAATTAACTGCGTCTGTATAATAGCAAGAATTACTTCTGATATTGTTCCAATCTTCTTTAAAATCTGTATTAAGTTCTAAACTAATACCAGTCCAACCCTGTTTTTCTAACAAAAAAGTATTATTCATTTTTATAGGATCTGCTGCACCAATCTCTACATATGATTTGTGATTACATATTTGAAGCGCAAAGATATCTTGACCAACCTGTGAATAATGCATCATTTTCTTTTTGATCCTTGATGGAAAATATCACCTTCGTTGACTACCCTAAATCTTAGTCCCTGCTGCTTGCACCAAGCTGTAGCAGCCTCCCATTTGGCCATATTTTTGATATACTGTTCTTGATTGTATCTGCTTTTTCCTACCGATTCTCTTAGGGTTTGACTCTGCGGTTTCACCTCAACGACTTCTGCATGCTTCTTGCCAGTTTTGTCTTTGTAGACCACAAAGAAATCAGGCACATATATTGTGTATTTGCCAGTCAAGGGATCTCTATACGGTATCTGTATGCTTTCGCTGGCCCAATTTTCTACACCTTGATGCTCATCCAACATGCGCATGAACACAAATTCCCATGAACTACGAGCCAATGGTGTTTTCTTGCCAACATACTTGGCAGGGTTTTTCATTTCAAATCGTCCCTGTGCGAATTTAGACATTAGGCAGCGATATTTCTAGTCTTATTGGTATTGACGTTTTGAGTTCTATATCCCAATATAGATGTAGGCACGCGATTGTTGTTGAGTATTTCTGCAACTATCTGGCTCAGTGAAACTCCTGGAAAATTCTTTAGTGTATCTAAGATTTGAAAAATAGGTGTGTTGTCGAGCTTGGCCTGTCTTAGTACCACTGCTGCAGAAGTTGAGGCAGCATCGAGATCAAATCCAGCCTGTTGGAAAAAGCTCACAGCAGCGGCGACATCGTTGGAGGGAAACTCTAGAGCAGATTCGCCATAGTTTTCAAAATATAGTTTGGTCGCTGCTGCGCTGTCTTCAATAGGTTGTGCTGGTAAATTAGTAGCCATGATTAATTACCTGTGATATTGCGTTGTCTAGCGTTGGTTGTGGATTCTGTAGTAGCACTTTTAGGAAACACTGTTCCGACAACTCCGCTGACTTTATCAATTGCTGTTGAAATATTTCCTGGGTTACTTAATATGTTAATGGCTTCGCTGGCTAATTGCTCTTTGCTGAGACTTTTGAAATTTTTGTAGGTGTTAAAAGTCTTGGCCAAGGTGCCTATAAAACCTCCGGGTGTATCAAACGCTGCTCCGTTACCAATACTGCCAAAAATCTGATCAAGGCCATCTAGTACACCACCCTCTCCTGTGAGTGTAGAAACACCACCTCCTGCCACACTCAGTGGACTTGGAACAGTGTCATAGTGCAAGGTTGCAAATCCTTTAGGTGTTCCCACAGATACATTGCCTGTGCTGTATCGCACAGCTTCGTATTCTAGAGTCATTTGACTTTCGTTGAATTCACCAGCTGAATAATCCATGCCGCCATGGCTCCATGATTTAATTCGAGGATTTACTAATGTGTAACCAACAAATCTTCTACGACTCATGGTATAGATAGTTACAGATTTAAAAAAATCCACGCTCTTGTCATTGTCTAGGCCATATCGAAAATTGTCTTTGTTAGTACCAGTGGGTCTATAATGATTGGATTCGTAGGCAGCGTTGGGATTATGCCTATCGCCGATGTAGTAGCCATAATACAAGGCCCACATGGCACTGATAACATTATTGCTGTCATCGTGCATGTTGATGTTTACTGGATCATAGTTTATCTGCTTGTATACGAGTTTTTTACGATTGTATTGATTCATTACTACCGAATCAAAATTAAATTTAGGAAGATCAGCACTCTTGACTAATAGGCCTGCTTCGTTCTTGTGTTTGGCACTGAATGGTGACATGCCTCGCACTGAATTATCCATTTCAAAATACACGTAAAACAGAAATTTGGTCTTTGGACTGAGCCGTAGCCCGTTGTCAACGAACAATCTAGTGGCGTGACGATAATCACTCATCTGACCTTTAGGTTTGGTCACACCCTCAATCAAGCCAGAACCGAACTCTGATAGGTATCTTGTGAATTTATTTGCCATACAAATATTTATGCCACAAAAAAAGCCCGATTTTTAGTCGGGCTATTTTGAAGATTATGATTAACCTTGTGCTGTAGAAGCGCCTGTAGTTGCTGCGCCAATAGTTCTGCCAACTGCTGCGCCAATGCCGCCTATTGGGCTCACTGCTGCTGCACCTGCTGCGAACTGTGATAGGTTGTCATAGACAATAGACAGAGCAACAGTCATATGCTCATTGGTGCTGTAGTTTGCATCACCATAGTCTGCATTTTGAATGAAGCATCCATATAGTTCAAATGTTTCTAAAGTGCTTGGTACTAGCAATCCGTTACCGCCGTCAAGAACTTCTATACGTGTGGTAAATTTGTAGTCAATGCCTGAACGTGCTGACGCCTGTTCCATGAAATCGAACTGCTTCTGGATTTGTTGCCCTACCATTTTCTGAACTTGACCACTAGCATCATCACGCAGTGTTAGAGTCACTGGTTCTAGACTGTGTCGACCAGCAAGTTTGACCTTGCTGTTGTATACGTCCAGAGCCATTTCTTCAAATGATACTTTTGGTCTTGTAACGTCCTGCACCTGTTTAGTAAGTTCAGTGGCTGCGGTAACTCCAAATCCCAACAGTGTAACTCTAAAGCGATATTTTAATTTTGGCATCAACAGCACTTGAGTGCTGCCAGCTGCGTTGGTAGTTGGAATACCAATGTTGTTAAGCGATGTAATTGCCATTTTTAAATTTCTCCTGTGTTCTTGATACGCAATGGAATGTAAATGAACTCAATGGCTTTCACTGGCTCTATAGCGATATCAACATAAAGTTCGTTGCGATCGATACGAGACGGAGTGTTGTTGCTTTCATCACACACAACCGCAAAGTCGTAGATTGCTCTCAAGCCTACCAATTCCAACAATAGGCTTTCTGCCGCTTGTTTGATTTCATCTCTGGTAATCTTGTCGTTGGGTTCAAACAAATATGGACGAGCCAATTTGTTCAACTGGCTACGTAGATATACTACCAAACGTGCTACGTTGATACGATCTAGTGCTGATGCATTTCTTGCACGAGTCTTTTGACCGTAGGCTACAAGTCCCACTCCGTTGAAGAATGGAATTGGATTAACCTTTAGTTCATATAGTGTATCACGTTGACCTTCGTTGAGTGCTACAGTTTGGAACTCGCCTGTGGCTGCATCAATATAGCCCACTGCTGTGGCATTAGTAATACCACCACGACGTGTGCCTGCTGGTGCAAACCATGGGAAACTGACATTATCGCTGAGTGCGATAGTTTTCAGCATCATATGACTTGCTGGAACCACTGCATTAGAACCACTTAGGTCAGTGGTAAATCCATTTGGATAGTATGTAGCCAAATATTCATCATAGGTCACAATACCGTCATCGCCGTTGTCTGTGACCAATTCTGCATTAGTTCCCCAGTTGTTTAATGATGTAGCATCTGCAGGTAATCTCAATGGAGTATCACCTATGACAAATGCAGTGATACCTCTATCAATGTTGAGATTAACTAGATTGCTCATTGTTTCTGGATAACCTGGGCAAGCTATGATGTTGAAGTTTCTTCTTTCTTCATCACGGATTTCTTGGCTTGTATCAATCACTGACTTCAAAGCCTGTGTAACTACCTTGCGTTGTGCTTTGCGACCAAAACTGCCTGACCCGTCTTCGTTGTTGCCTGAAGCGGTGACCCAACGATCTGGGAAGTATCCGTCCATGCTTAGACCTGCACCGCTGACAAATGCATTACCTGCCAGTGTAGCTGTGCTGGTTCTTGGGTTGTCGCCAGCTGTGTCAATGTAGTTGTTGCTGTATTTCTTGACATTACCACCACTGCGTCTTAGATTCCACAGCAGCATGCCTTTGGGATATAGTGCTGGATCTGGAGCATCTGGGTCCAAGAAATTATGTGTTACTAAATCTTCTATAGTTGCTTGTGCTGAGCTTGTACCGGTAGTGTTCCAACGAGCATCTGCAAACAACACACCTTCTTCTGTGGTTTGATCTGTCTTGTCCACTAATTCCCAACGCAGAGTTACATCGCCGATGTCGCTTAAATTGCTGTTGTATCTATAAATTGTTGGGAAGTTTTCCAAATCTGCTGTGCTGATCCATAAGTCGCCTGATACAGTTACTCCAGCCACATATGGATTGCTGGCAGCTACTATTGGTAGGTAACCAGTTCTTAAAGTAGTGGTAGCAGCTTCATAGTAGGGTGATGTTGCGTGTCTGTAGCCCACAAAAGTATTACCGTTGTGAACCATGATGTCAACATCAGCAAAGTTTGGATTATACCACAGTTGTTGATCTCCAGGTTCGTTCAATGGAGCATCTGGGGTGGCTGCGAATCTTGGATCTGATGCAGCCAATGGTTGATAACCTGAAGCTAGATAGTCTTGTGCAGCACCTGCAGCAAGATCTTCTGCTCCCACTGCTCCACTTCCCAATGAGATATTGTAGAAGTTTTCTGTGCCTGATCTAGTCTTGAGATTGTAGGCTGTGAACAGAGTTGACAAAGGAGTACCTGTGCCGTCGGTGAGTCTAAAATCACCGCCATCGTTGTGTGTAATAACCAGTCTGCTCTGTGTTGGTGTAACAGCTACTACAGATGCTTCAATGTTTGTGAATCCAGCTGCATTAATAGCAGCGGCAAACTTGTCTGCATCGCTGTTGTCGCCTGTAGGCGCATTTGCTGGAACATTTGTTGATGCTAGAGAAATAGTCTTAGCAGTATCTAGAGCCAACTGACCTACTATGCTTTCGGCAAGTGTAAACTCTGTTGTAGCACCGGCAGTAAATGTACCGCTCTTGATAATATTGCTGGTTACACTAGTGCCCTGACCGATACCAATGTGTCTATACCATACACGGAATTCAGCTGTGTTTGGTGTAGTGTCAAATCCACTGTTTTCCTGTGCATTGCTCTGCACAAACAATGTGTCTGCTGAAATATTGGCGCCGCCGCCGCTGCGATCTAGATAAAATAGTGCTGCGTTTGTGGAAGCATAAATTGGTGCCTCTGATGCCACCCATGACTGTGTAGCAGAACTCCATTGCTTGGCTCTCCAACGAGCGCCACGATTTGGTTCTGTGGTTTTAATCCACACAGATCCAGTAGCAACGCCTTCCACTGTAGTTACGTTGTCAGTGCGTTTGAAAGCAGGAATATCTGTGTGAGGTGTTTGTTGCAGTCTTGGACTGATGTATTCACCTGTAGTAATACCGATAGCAGCCCATGATGCTGTGCCGTTGTCTAGCTTGATGTTACCATC